ACAATAGCAACAAAGCTATTCTAAACCAACCCAAAAAATGGACATAGATGTATCAAAAGCAACTAAGGTTAGCAGACAAAAAGAGCTTAATATGCTAAACAAACTAAATGGCATTAAGCAAACATCAAAAGAATTAAAAGCATTGTCGTTACAAACATTAAACAAATTGATTAACGAGGGATATGACAAAGCATACGGTAAGCCAATTGTAGGCAAGTGGCTATAATAGGCAATAAATAAAATAAATTAAAAAAGATTTTTTATCTAATTACTTTTATTATATTTGTAAAACAATTCTAAACAAAAACAAAATGAGAGAGCATCTTAAACAAATCGACAAAAACGACATAGCCGGAGCTATCATGATTTCCACGGTCGTTTATTTGACCTACTACATTATTTACTTTATCCAACACATCTAAACCAATGGAAGATTTATTCAAAAAAGTAGAGATGCTATTATCAGATACCGGCATCAGCTCTAAAAAATTCTGGAGTATTCACGTAGGAATATCGCAAAATAATATTACAATGTTTGCATATTACGATAGCAACTTAGCTAAAACCGTTGCTAGATTTGCGGATGGTAAGCTAGAAGAAACTGGCTTTGTTAAATTTACTTTTGTTCAATACGAAACTGAATTTCAAATAGTATTATGCTAGTCTTAAAAGCGCAATTCAAAGATGAAGCCGGATATTATACAATGATATGGTCGTATAATCCTGCCTTGTGGGAAGCAAAAGATTTGCTTGCTCACGAATGTAAAAAAGAAAATTCTAAACTTGTAAAAATCATTTCAAATGAAAAACTTAATTAAAGCACTATCGGACTTTCAAAACGATTGCCCGATTATTCACAAGGACACAAAAGGACATAACTACACGTATGCCGATTTGCCTCAAATCTTTAGCGTAATTAATCCGCTACTTAAAAAGCACAAGCTTTGTTTTACGCAACTACTACAAGACAATGGTATTAAGACTATTCTTTTCCACGTAGAGAGTGGAGAACAACTAGAAAGCTTTACTACTATACCGTTAGTAAAGTTGGGTGCTATGAACGAATACCAGAGCTACGGTAGTGGTGTTACGTACTACAGGAGATACGCTCTTAGCTCGATGCTTGGTTTAGTGACTGACAAAGACACGGATGCAGCTGGAGCACCGGTAGCACAATCTCCAAAGTTTCGCTTAGATATGTTAGCTAACGTACACACCGAAGACGAACTAGCATTACTTTACAATTCATTTAAAAGCTCACTAACTCCTAGCGATTTAGAAGCATTCAAAACTCGTAAACAACAAATAAATAAATAATAACATGGGACAATTAATTAATGCTCAAATCAACAAGTCAAAGTTACAAGGCTTAGTTCACTACACGAACAAACGTACTAACGAAGAATCGGTAAACATTACCATCTCGCTAAACGATGCACCCGACCAATACGGAAACAACGCATCGATTTGGATTTCACAAACCAAAGAAGAACGTGATGCAAAGACTCCAAAGATTTACTTAGGCAATGGAAAAGTTATTTACGATTCTAACTTACCTAAACAAAACGCTCCCGAGTTTCCTAAAGAAGCTCCGGTTTCTCCACAAGACTTACCTTTTTAGCCATGTACAAGCAAGACCTTACATTTACGTTTTTCAAAGCACCTTCTAATACTTGGAAGGTTACTAGAAAATTAGAGACTAAAGCCGAGTACGATTCTTTTATTAGCCAATGGGCTAAAGATGGCTTTGAGTTAATAAGCGAAGAGCCGGTTAAGCAACTAGAAAACGAATACCCACAAGTATTAAAGCTAGACTTAAAAGGCGAACGAGGCGGTTACTACTCAACCGTTCAAAGATTTGAATCTAGTTACGCTTATAATAAATATTGTGACGAGCGTTTAATGGAAGGTCTTAAAGTAATAGGCTCAATACCTTATAAAGAATTTTAAAATGAGAATACAAAAATTAGTAGCATACAAAGTAGTAGCCGATAGATTAAACGAAATGGGAATAGTTCCTTACTCGGCTCGGCAATGGTCGCAAGCAATGGTACAAGCGGTTGTTTATGGCAAAATTAAAAATGAAGAAGCAATTAAATTAGTTCGTAACACTCTTCGAACCGTAATGGATGAATATTACGCTGAAGGTAAATCTTAAAAAACATGAGAAATATAGTAGAAGTATTAAAAGCCGAAAGCGGCAGAGCTATTAACATTTACGAGGTAAAGAGTTATAAGCTATCAATAGGAGAAATGTACCATGTAGATTATAAACTTGGTAATTTAGGCGATGAGTTTGAAAGTCGCTTAGTGGCTACAACCGAAGACCAAAGAACGCTTATATTTAATCATCCGGTACTAGTAAATAAAACAATCGGTATACCTAATTGGAATATAAATAAACTAACAAGAATATGACACCCGAAGACAAAGCATCTCAATTATTAAGAAGATTTACTTTAGATTTTACTATGGACTTCGACTTAACAAGACAAGCTTCAACGATGTGCGTTTACCATATCATTGATGCGCTAACCGAACAAGGATTAGACACAACCTATTGGCAAAAAGTACGTGACCATCTTTACGCTATTAATAATGGCTTATACGAAGCGAAGTCCGATAGATTTAACTTAAACGCTTAAGACATGACACCAAAGCAAAAAGCGACCGAGCTAATTAAGCATTTTATTAATGCTCAAGTAAGAGTTAAGAAAAGTAAAGAAGAAGCGATAGCTTCCGCTATATTACATATAGATTTACTTGTAGGAGTTACATTAGGCGAAGACATAGACTATTGGGAAGCGGTGCAAGATGCACTTATAAACACTAACTAAAATGGAAAATAATCAATATGGATTGCCTATTTATGTAGATTGGAAATTTGACAGAATTATTCAAATGCTTAGGGAAATTAAAGAATATGAAAATATTAGCTTAGAATTTAAATTTGTTCAAGTAGATTCATTTAGAAAAATAGGAGAATATGATGTAGTTGGTGGAATAAAACAAGGTACTGAATGGCTATTAAAATTTCATTATAAATTTTTGCATAATGACAATACAGAAGCTAGGATTTTGGCAATTACACAACTAGAAGAGCAAATTATTACAACTGTTTGGAGAAGTGCAATAGATAATTTTATAAATCAAACAAATGGAAAAGCAAAAATTTAACCAATGGCAAAACCATATAGCAAAAGAGCTAGATAAGGATTACAAAAAGCTTTACTACTCGGCTAAATATGAAAATAAAAAAGAGGTAAAAAAAGTTTTACTTACTAAGAATTAGTTTTATATTGCAAGACAATAAGCCAAGCGGGTGGTAGCACTTGGGTTATTTTAGGGTTTAAAACAACCTAAAGCCAGCTTTGCTCTACCACGCATTGTCTGGCTTTTTTTATTTTACAAAAATGGAAAATAAACAAACGGCAGTAGATTTTTTACTACACGAATTAAGCGAAATTGTAGGAATTATAGCGCCAGATGCTTTTAGCGCTACATTAATGAAGATTAAATATGACAAAGCCAAAGCAATGGAGAAGGAGCAGATAATCGATGCTATGATAAGAGGTTTCTCATCAAGTGCTGAAGGATGGAATGGAGAAATTCCTTGCATGAAATGGAGCGAAATGGTTAGAGAGATAAAATGTGAACAATATTACAACGAAACTTATGGCAGCATTTAGAAAAATATCCGTTTCCTTTTGGAGCGATTCTTTTGTAGGCGAGCTTACACCAGAACAAAAGTACTTTTATCTATACTTGATGACTAACGACAAGACTACGCAATGCGGAATCTATGAGACATCAATTAGAAAAATATGCTTTGATACCGGGTACAACTCCGAAACGATTAATAAGCTACTTGATTTCTTTGAGCAAAAGAATAAGATTCGATTCTCTAAAGAAACAAATGAGATAGCCCTTCTTAATTGGGTTAAGTTCAACGACTCAAATTCTCCTAAAGTTTTAGCTTGTGTAGAAAAAGAGCTTAAACAAGTCAAAAATAGAGTATTGATAGAGTATCTATACTCTATGGATACTTATCCACAAGAAGAAGAAGAAAAAGAAGAAGAAAAAGAAGAAGAAAAAGAAGAAGAAGAAAAAGAATACCAAGAAGAAAAAGTTTTAACTTTTAGAGATGAGTTGTTCAATAAATGGTTTGCTTATAAGAAAGAAAAAAAATCTAAGTATACTCCTACCGGAATTAAACAATTATATCGAACTTGGGAAAGCAAAACAGACCAAGAGTTAGAAGAAGCTATTAACAATTCAATAGCTAATAACTATCAAGGAATATTCGAACCTAAAAAACAATTCAATGGAACTAACGACAAGCAACAACTCGGAACTAGTGCAGCAAGGATGGAAGCACTACGAAACTGGTAGTGTAGTAAGCATCTTAAAAGCACAAAAAAAACAATCAATAAGAAAAAGGCATATAGAAGACTTAAAAGAAGTTCTTCGCTACGCAATGGTTTTAGTAGGGCTAAGAGGCAATAATATGCCAACCGAAGAAGAAAAGTATGTTTTACTTAATTTTATTAATTCAAACTTTGGAAACCAAACTCCCGAAGAGATTAAACTAGCCTTTGAGTTTGCAATTAGTGGTAAGTTTAACATCGATGCTAAATGCTATGAAAACTTCTCTTGTGAATACTTTGGTCGTATTATGAATGCTTACATAGACTACGCTAGACAAGAGACCATAACGGTAGTAAAAGAAATAGAAGCACCGAAAGAGATTCCAAGCGATGCAGATTTGAAGATGGCTGCTATTAATTCGGCAAATATGTACTCTCAAGAAATGATTAGATGCTACGAACGCAATATTAAAATGAATTGGATAGCGGGAGGTTTACACGTTCTTTACGATTACTTGGTTAAATTTCAAATCTACGAAGCTAATAATGAGGACAAAATGAGAATCTATAACACACTTAAGAATAAGTTTAACGATAAAGATGAGCTTATTATGGCTTGTAAAGCGCAATGTTATAGAGAGTTTATAGAAAACTTAGCAGATTTTAAAGCATACTTAACGGAAGAAGGCAAAATAGAAGCAATAGACTAATGAAACAAATAAATATTTTTGGACTAGAGTTCACAAATCAAGAGGAGAAGAAATATTCTACTAAAATAGAATCTCCAATTTATGAGCCGAAAAATGCAAAGCCTCATATAATGGAGCTATGCGACAAGAGTAAATCACATAGGCTAATGAAAGAAATAGAAAGCTCTTCTTTACCTTACGAAGAAAAGCTTTTTTTAATTGATGCTTCAAGAAGGCACAACGTTTTTAACTACGAGAAGATAGCGGATTATTACGCTAATTCATCTAAAGAAATGCAAAGTCTTATGGAAAAAAGCGGATTGGTTATTATAGATTTTGAAAAAGCTATACAATTTGGATATGTTAAATTATGTGATGAAATCCGTAAACAATACCTCGAAGAATATGGAGAATAATTTTGCGGTATTTATACTAACTCACGGAAGACCGGATAACGTAAAGACATACGAAACGCTAGTTAAATGCGGATATACCGGTAAGGTTTATTTTATTGTAGATAACGAGGATAAATCGATAAGCAAATACGTACAAAACTACGGAGAAGAAAACGTTAAGGTATTTAATAAAAAAGAAATGGCGGATAGTGTAGACGAAGGCAATAACTTTGATAACACCAAGGTTATTATTCACGCTCGTAACGCTTGCTTTAAAATAGCTAAAGATTTAGGCATCAAATATTTTATGCAACTAGACGACGACTACTATTACTTTGGTTATCGTTACGAAACCGGAGCTAAGATTATTAAAAACCTAAATGTAGTATTTGAAAAAATGCTAGACTTTTATAAAAGCGTTAATATTAAATCTATTGCATTTTCTCAAGGTGGAGACCATATTGGAGGGTTTAGCGGAATTAAATTAAAGCGCAAATGTATGAACTCGTTTTTGTGTTCAACCGATAGGGAGTTTCAATTTGTAGGCTCAATTAACGAAGATGTAAATACATACACAACTTTAGGAAATCGAGGAGACATATTTTTTACCTTTACAAACATTCAACTAGACCAAAAGGATACGCAAAGCAATAAGGGCGGAATGACGGACGAATACGCATTAAGCGGAACTTATGTTAAATCTTTTCATTCGGTTTTAATGCACCCAAGTGGAGTTAAGGTTTCAATGATGAATACAAACCACACAAGATTGCACCATTCTATCAAATGGAATAATACGGCTCCTTGTATTTTAGACCCAAGCTTTAAGAAATGATAACTATACTTGGACAAGTACCTAGCAAATCAAACGGTTACAAGATTGGAAACAATAGGCTTTATAAATCTAAAGAGCTTATTGAGTACGAGAATAGATTCAAATGGTTACTAGCTTTAGCTAAAGGAAAACCAAGCGAGCCTATTAAGGATAAATTTTCTATCGAGATTTTTGTTTATTTTCAATCAAACCGCTCCGACCTTGACAATTCAGCAAAAATAATACTCGATTGTTTACAAAATTGCAACGTAATAGAAAACGATAGGCTATGCCATAGATTAGTAATGCACAAGTTTATAGACAGAGACAATCCTAGAATAGAATTTGAGATATCAAAATTATGAAAACAATCAACTCATTAAGCGGAGGCAAAACATCGAGCTACCTAGCTAAACACTTCCCTGCGGATTATAATATCTTCTCATTGGTTAGAATTGAGGATAGAAGATGCACACCTAAAGATGCAAAGCTAGTTCAGTTTATTTCCGATAAGATAGGACAAGAGTTTATCGCAACCGCTGAATCAGACATCACGCTAAAAGCAGTCATTGATTTAGAGCAACTTATAGGGCAAGAGATTATCTGGGTAACTGGAAGAACATTTGAGCAAGTTAATCGCAAAGCAACCGGAGGCAAAGGCTTGCCAAATCAACAATGGAGATTCTGCACTACCGAAATGAAGATGCGACCTATTTGGGATTGGTGGTTTAAAAACATCAACGAGAAAGTTAAGATGGGTATCGGGTTTAGATTCGATGAGATGGAAAGAGCCGAACGTTTATCCACAAGATTTAAGGGTATTGTAGGACAATCAGCTAATGGTCGAAATAAATGGGAGGAGATAGAGTGGAGAGAAGGATATTTTCCGTTAATCGATAACAGAGTAACCCATTACGATGTAAAGAAATGGGCAGACTCAACTCCGTTAATTTTCCCAGCTGATTCTAATTGCGTTGGATGCTTTCATAAGCCGATGCAACAACTGCGTAAAAACTGGGATTTAGAGCCTAATAAAATGCAATGGTTTGCAGAACAAGAAAAGAATGCCAAGTGGAAAAAGGAAGGTACTTATTTTCAATTTAAGGAGATAGGCTTACAAATGGATTTCCATTTTGGAACAGGCTCCGGATGTCAAGCAGGTTTTTGTACCGATTAAGATATGATACACAACAACGATTTTAAATTCGATTTAGAGTTTGGTGTTTTAAATGGCGAGACTTGGTTTCACGAATTAGTAACCGGTAAGAAAGTAGAAGTTAAAAGCGATAGAAGAACACAAGAAACCGGAAACGTTTATATTGAGTACTGGTCACGAGGTAAGCCTAGCGGAATATCTACAACTCAAGCCGACTATTACGTTTACAAGGTAGCGGAAGATACCGCTTTTATAATATCTACCGAGCAACTTAAGAAACGACTCAAGCAACTAATAGAAGAAGGCAAAGCTAGAATGGATGTAAAGGGAGGAGATAACAACACAAGTAGAGGTATTTTATGTAAACTAAACGATTTAATATGCTAACGACTAACCAAACTAAAGCTATCGAATGGATAGATGCTCAATTACTTAAGCCTAACGAACGATTTATACTTAAGGAAGGCATTCATATAGATGACTTACATTCGTGCCTTAGAACGCAAAAGGAACGCATCATATTTGGGATAGACCCATTGAGAAGATTAGCATTTTTAAGAGTCAGAGAAATTAAGGAATATTTAAACGAAAAATACAAATGAAAAAGACATTAAGCTTTACAATTTTTTTATGGTATTTAAGAGTAACGAAAAAGAGAATTTACAAATTGTTAAAGAATTGTAAGAAATGACACAAGAAGACAAAGACAAAGCACTAACCTATTTTACAATGTGCCAAGCGTTAATACATATTATCGAAGACGATTGGAAGGGAAACCCAGCTAATAAGCAAAGAGTAAAATCGATAACGAATCAACAACTAAAAGAACTCGAAAAGGTAGTAGAGATTCTTTTGCCTAAAGGCGATTATAGCGAAGTGGGAATGAAAGTAACCGAGCAATTTATTGAAGCTGCCGAGGCAATGTTATTCTTTTATAAAATTGGTGTACAAATGTCTAGACTCGATGACACTAAGCGAGAAACATTAAATACTCAAATGAATATTCTTTTAAAATCTTACGAAATAAATGCTTAGAAATTTTGATTAATCAATTTTTTTCATTAAACTTTGCGAAACTCAAACGATATGAACTACGTAGAACCTCACGAAAAACTTAGTTTAGTTAATCATCCCGAGCACTACCAAGGAAACGGAATCGAAGTAATAGATATTATTGATTCGTTCAAGCTAAACTTTGCTTTAGGTAATGCAATCAAATACATTTTAAGAGCAGATAAGAAAGGCAATCGAAAGCAAGACTTAGAAAAAGCTCGATGGTATCTTAATAGAGAAATAACTAAATCAATATAATTATGAAACTAATTGTAAAAGGAGCCGGATACTATGAAGCTGACACGCTAACTAAATTAATTATAGAAGTTTTAAAACATCGTACTTGGCATTTATTTAAGCATGGTAAATGGATAGACTAATCTTACAAGCTATTTGGGTAGGAATTGCCGAGATAGCTTTTATTATTTACATGAGCTATTTGATAGTTCAAGAATCAAAGAAGCGATGAAGCCAGACGAAAGAGCCAAGTCAATTTTAAACAATGCTTATTACTTTACCGGTAATAAGAATCTAGCTAAAGAGCTTGCGCTTTGGATGTGCGAATTGTTTGGCGAGTATTGCAACAAAGTAGACGATAAAATTTACTGGAAATTAGTAGCCGAAAATATTTACCTACTTTAATGGAGCATATTTACTCAAGGCATAAACATTGGGTTTCAATAGTTAAGAAATTTGGCGAAGTTAATTATGCCGAAGATGTAGTACAAGAAGCATACATTAAAGTACACGGCAAAGAAATCAACGAAGCCTATTTTTACTATACGCTTAGAAGTCTTACAATGGACTTGCACTCTAAGAAAGTAAACAAGGTAGAGATTACAAGAGAAATAGAGTATAGCTTACGAGAAGACGAAAGTAACGACTTAGCCGAGGAACTAGCACAACCGTTTATGGAGTTTATAGATACTTGGCATTGGTACGATAAAATGCTATTTATGCTATGGGTAAATAATAAAATCTCAATGCGTAAGATATCTCGAGAAACAAAGATTAATTTTACAAGTGTATACAACACAATTAAGAAATGTAAACAACGTTTAAAAGAATGGGAAAAAGACCAATTAAAAAAAGAATTATTGTAGAGCCTAAAGAGGAGGCTACATTTGCTAACGCTCAAGGATTAGGAGATACAATCGAAGCGTTTACTACCGTTACCGGAATTAAGAAAGGTGTAGAGCTTTTATCTAAAGCCTTAGACTGGGATTGTGGATGCGATGAACGTAAAGAAAAGTTAAACGCTTTATGGTCGTATCGTAAACCTAATTGCTTAGTACAAGAAGATTACGAATACTTAAAAGATTTTTTCTCCAAGCCACAAAATGAAATAGTACCGAAAACGCAATGGGATTTAACCGATATTTATTTTAGAGTATTTAACATCCGTTTAGAAAATTCTAGTTGCTCATCTTGCTGGCGAGATTATATTTCTCAATTAAGACAAGTTTATAACGTATTTGAAGAAGAAAATAATGGATAAGATAGATACAAGAGGAGGCGCAAGAGAAGGGTCTGGTCGTAAGTCTAAAGCCGAAGAACAATCTTTAGTAGAGAAACTAACACCATTAGAGCCTAAAGCTTTTGCCGTACTAGCGCAAGCATTAGAAGACCATAAAGATTGGGCGGTTAAGATATTCTTTCAATATAAGTTTGGAATGCCTAAGCAAGTGGTAGACCAAAACACTACGCATACGATTAACGACTTTGACATCAAAGAAATTGTTAAATTCAAGTGATAGAACTTAATAAAAAATATGTTCCCCTGTTTAGCGAAGAGAGTAGATACTTCGTTATTACAGGGGGTCGATAAGCGGGTCGGGTAAATCCTTTGCTCTAAACTCGTTTCTTTTGCTTCTAACGTACGAAGTAGGACACGTAATACTATTTACTCGTTTCACTTTAGTTTCGGCTCATATCTCAATTATACCCGAGTTTGTAGAGAAGATAGAAATGGCGGGTCTTGAATCCGACTTTTACATAACCAAAGACGAGATTATTAACACTCGCACCAACTCAAAGATTTTATTCAAAGGTATTAAGACTTCTAGCGGAACTCAAACCGCTAATTTAAAATCTCTAAGTGGAGTAACTACGTTCGTATTGGACGAAGCCGAAGAGCTAGTAGACGAAGATGTATTTGATAAGATAGATTTTTCTATTCGTAATAGTCAAAAGCAAAACCGGGTTATTTTAATTCTTAACCCGACAACAAAAGAACACTTTATTTACCGTAGATTTTTTGAAGAGAACGGTGTTAAAGATGGGCAATCTCTAACGAAGGGCGATACAACTTACATACATACCACGTACAAGGATAACATCGAGTACTTAAGTGAATCGTTTATAAATCAAATCGAAGTCTTAGAACGCAACAATAAGCGTAAATACGAGCATACAATTCTAGGAGGTTGGCTAGACAAAGCCGAAGGTGTAGTATTTACTAACTGGTCTTATGGTCAATTTAATCCCGACAATCTACAAACCTCATTTGGTCAAGACTTTGGTTTTTCAATAGACCCTACTACGCTAGTAGAGGTAGCGATAGATAAAACGAAGCGTAAGATTTACGTTAAGGAGCATTTATACAAACCCAAGCTAACTACAAGCGAGATAGCACAAATAAACAAGCGAGTATGCTCTAAAGCTTTAATAGTAGCGGATAGTGCCGAGCCAAGACTAATAGCCGAGCTACATTCTCAAGGATGTAATATAATTGCAACCGAGAAAGGAGCCGGAAGTATTACCGCCGGGCTTGCGCTTATGCAAGATTATGAACTAATTATAGAATCTAACTCTCACAACATTGGAAAAGAACTCAACAATTACATATACTCAGATAAAAAATCTGGGCTTGTGGTCGATAACTTTAACCACGCTATCGATGCCATACGTTACAACGTGTTCTACCAGCTCTCAAATCCAAACCAAGGCAAGTATTTCGTATACTAGTACAAAAAACAACAATTAACGTTTATACATTATGAAGCTAGAATTAAATATTCCTACGCATTTAAAAGAAATTAAGTTAGCTCAATATCAAAGATTTCTAAAAATTGCGGAAGTAAATGAAGATTCAGAATTTTTGCATCAAAAGATGGTGCAATATTTTTGCGGTGTAGATTTAAAAGATATTGCAAATATTAAGCATAAAGAAGTAAAAGAAATTACATCTTCTATTGCTGAAATGTTTGAAACAAAACACAAGCTTATAAGAAATTTTAAAATGGGCGGTGTTGAGTTTGGATTTATTCCTAATCTAGATGAAATGACTCAAGGCGAGTACGTAGATTTAGATACTTACATTGTAGACTGGCAAGAGATGCACAAAGCAATGGCGGTTTTATTTAGACCGATTAAAAATAAGATAGGAGATAAATATACAATAGAAGATTACAACGGCTCTATAACATATTCCGATGTAATGCGACACGCTCCTTTAGATGTTGTTTTAGGTGCGGTGGTTTTTTTTTATCGTTTAGGGAACGAATTATTGAAGAGTACCCTGACTTGTTTGGAGGAGAATCCGCAGATGATGAATTTAATGACGAAGCACAATTTGGAAAACGGTGGGGATGGTATTCATCTATCTATGCTCTCGCTCAAGGAGATGTTAGACGATTTGATTCTATTTCCAAACTTCCTTT